TGCCACCAACTTCATCTTCATACAGGGGGAAAGGTTGGTCTCCAACGGGGATTGAAGTTGGGTCGCATGTCATTGGGTTTTATATGGATGGTAAAGAGAAAAACATCCCTGTTGTCATGGGAACGTTTCATATTCCAAGACCTAATGGCAATCCAGCAAATCACGATGTCAACGCAGCCGCAAGGGGTGAAAATGGTAGCGCGAGCCAGTACCCATTTAATAAAGTTTACGAAACGGTAAGTGGTCATACAATTGAAGTTGATGACACGCCAGGATATGAAAGACTAAACATAACTCACAAGTCTGGTTCGTATATTATGATGGATGAAAATGGCGATATCAATATTATCTCAAATGTAAACAACACTGAATACACTGAACAAGACAAATTTATGTTTGTGAACAGCGGTGACTTACAAATTCAAATTATAAACGGAAAGATCAATATCGTTTCCAAAGATAAAATTAGTATCACTTCATCTACAGCAGTAAACATTCAGGCTCCAATAGTCGGAATCAATCCATAAAATGTCCAAGTTTGTTTTATATCTCCCCGAGCCTCCGCAAATAGAGTGCAAAAATGGGGACATGACGAAGACGTTGCAAAACTATTTCAAAACCCTCGGCACTGTGCCATCTCAGTTGAGGGTTCAGGCTGCAATGTTTAATGATAATGATTGTGTAAATGAATTAGAAAACTCTATCGCTGAAATCGAAAAGGTGATCAATGAGATCACTGGCATCTTAATGACTGACGTGTTCACAAAAATAAGATGCGGCGTGGACGAAATGGAGTATAAGGTTAGGGAGTTTCTCAAAGACATTGATGTATATTTGCAAAAACTTCTCCTTGAAATCTTATTCAAAATTGTAGAAATAATCAGTTTCGCAATACCAAACCCACTTGACTTACCAATACCATTTTTACCAGACTGTAAACTTGGCGATGTGTTTACCAAAGAAGGTAAAAAGAAAATCAAAGCAGCCATGGCTGAGTATGTCAAAGAGGCTCAAGAATTCATCAAAAGTATTGATGAAGCGGTAACAGATTTTTTCACAGGCGAATGGAATATATTTTCTCCAGATTACAGTGCTGAAGAGTTGTGGCAAAAACTTGTTGACTGGATCAATGAACAGTTTGATATTTCGATCACCAAAATCGTAGATGCGATGACAAAGTTTTTGAAAAAAGTTCCTGTTCTCGGCACTTTGATAGAAAAATTGGGCTCAATCACTGACCCAACAACATCACTGAAAGAGTTTTTCGATAAACTCTACAAAAAGGCAAAAGAAGAATATCAAGAAATCAGACAAAAACTTCTAAGTGGCGAGTATGCAGACGAAATCAGAGCAGAACTCGAAAAACAAGCCAGTAAGATAATGAATGCATTCATTGATGCAATTTTGGCGATACCGATCCCACCACCATTCAGCCTCATCCTTGATGCTAAAACAGTTGGAGAAATGCTTGATATTAACATGGAAGAGGAAATAAAGAAGTTCAAAACATTCATGAAAGAAAAAGTGATTGCGAGAATAAAAGATGGCTGGAATCGTTTGATGAACAAATTGAAAAGACTCTCAACACTGAGTTTCGTTGAACTGATTATGAAAGCATTTGAGAAAGTCATCAAAACTCTGAAAGAATTGGCAAGCACAATCCCGATCGTAAAACAGGCACTGAAGATTTTTGATTTTGTCATACAAATTGTCGACATTTTCAGGGGGAAAGTCGATGTTTGCAAAGTTATGAATATCATTTTGAAGCCGATTTTCAGCCTAGCAGATGTTGTTTATGGTATGCTTCCTAAAACATGTTTTGAGTTGAGATTTACCAAGTATGGTTATTTGCCTGGCGATGAACAATTAGAAGAAGTTGTTATTACTGCAACCAGACCCAGTGCCTAAATAAAACCAAATACTTCAAAAAGAGACTCTGATGGCAATTCAAAGAGTAGATGATCAATCAAACCTGCGTAACAAAGAAATCTATAGTGATTTCATGACGAACCTCAACGCGCATCCAAACACTGGTATGTTGCTGAAAAGAACAAATGTTGAGGCTGTGAAGCGCAGTATCAGAAACCTATTGTCAACGGATAAGGGTGAGAGATTTTTCGCCCCAGACCTTGGTGGAAACATTAAGAAATACCTCTTTGAACCAGCAGACTCTGTAACAAAAGAAAACTTGAAGGTGTCGATTTCTGAAACATTGAAGAAATATGAACCACGTGCCATTGTAGATGAAATCAGAATCTCACTCAGTAACGATGAACAAACATACAATATTGACATCATTTTCAGGGTCATAAATAATCCTGATCCAGCATCACTTCAAATTCAATTAGATAGAGTACGATAATGGCAGCGAATTCAAGCGTCTCATTGACCTCTTTGGACTTTGACTCCTACAAAAGGGAGTTGAAGGCGTTCCTAAAACAACAATCAGCATTCAAAGATTACGATTACGAATCATCAAACATGAATGTGCTTCTTGATGTGTTGGCATATAACACATATCAAAATGCATTTTACATGAACATGATTGGTAATGAAATGTTCCTTGACAGTGCTCAGTTGCGTGACAGTGTTGTAAGCCATGCCAAAGAGTTGAACTACCTTCCACGTTCATTCAAGTCATCAGAGGCTACACTGGCTCTGACTATCGTAACCTCTGATCAAGACAAAAGAAACATTGTAATTCCAAAGGGAACCGCATTCAGCACTCGCGTTGGATCAAACACTTACCTGTTTACAACGGCAGAGACATCAACTGTCACAAGTGCGAACACCACATTCACGACAACATTGACCGTGTATGAAGGTGATTATGTAACTGACACCTACCCAGTAAGTTATACAAAGCCAACAAAATACATCATCAGTAACAAAAATGTCGACCTTGCGAGTTTGAAGGTTACAATCCTCGAGGACAATGGTGCAACACTTCAAACATACACACGTGCCACCTCGCTATTTGACTTGACATCACTTTCAAAAGTTTATTTCATCCAGCCATACATCGGCGATACGTATGAGATTATTTTCGGCGATGGTATAATCGGTCGCAGACCTAAAAACGAGTCTGTTGCCGTAATTGAATACCGTGTATCAAATGGTGAATTACCAAACGGTGCTCGCGTTTTCCGTGCAGCCCAAGCCATTGACGGCGAAACAAACATCACAGTCAGAACAGTTTCTCCTGCCTCAGCAGGTGCGGTTTATGAAACTCTTGAGTCAATCAAATACAACGCTCCAAGAGCGTTTACGACTCAGGAAAGAGCAGTTACCGCTGAAGACTATGAAAATCTACTAAAGATTAATTTTCCAGAAATCAACACCGTTGCTGCATATGGCGGTGAAGATGCGACACCTCCACAATTTGGTCGAATCTTTTTGTCTATTGACTTGAAGGATGTCGATGGTTTGCCAAAGGTGAAAGAGGAGGAATACAAACGTTTTCTCCGCAGCCGTGCAACTGTAGCGATGGAGCCAATATTCATCGCACCTGAATACTTGTATCTATCAATCGTTACAAACATCAAGTACAATATCAACCTTACATCATTGAATCCAGATGACATTCGAACACTTGTGCTTTCGAAGATTTTGGAGTTTGCATCAACAAACTTGAACAACTTCAATAGAACACTACGTTACTCGAAGTTTATCAAAACGATCGATGAGTCTGATCCAAGCATTATCAGTAACGAAACTGAAATCAAATTGGTTAAGTATTTGACCCCAACTTTGAACACTCCACAAAGAATCGCTGTAAATTACGGCATTCCAATTAATGACACAATTCCAGAACTTGGCGACTCGCATAATGCTGATGACGTACACGCAATCGGCTCAAGCATTTTCACATTTGATGGTAAACAATGTAACTTGGAAGACGATGGCAATGGTATTATGAGAGTTACAACAGTGCTTGGCGACAGCCACCAAAAACTTGTTGACGTTGGTACAATTGACTATGCCAAGGGTCAACTTGATGCGAGAGGGTTTAACCTCACTTCATATAATGGAAGTTACCTAAAAATTTACGCACTACCAAAATTCAAGGACATCACATCAACGAAAAATACCATCCTAAATATTCTTGAACCAGATGTCGAAATTAACGTTCAACAAGTCCGCGAATAATGAAACAGTTTGAGAAATTAATCTCCCCATTTGTTGAGTCTCAGTTTCCCTCTTTCTATCGTGAGGAGGGTAGCCAGTTCATCGCGTTTGTCAA